TTTTCTGGACTAATATTATCACTTGGCATTTCATAACTAACAACTGTAGCACCACCCATTTGTTTACAATATTTACAAACTTCTGGATTATGAGTTTTATGTAATTTGTGATAAATCTTATCTAAATCTAATTTCATTTAACTTAACCTCTCTAATAATGACCCCACATTTTTCTTGGGACTACGTATTGTATTATTCTCTGGATTATCATCAGTATAATTTACATCCTCTTCTGGTCTTAATTCCCGCATCATAGCATTAATTGGTTTCGTTAATACCTTTTTCTTCTTACTTGGCATCGTAAAACCTAAAGCTGCATATACTTCAGATTGTGATAATGGTAATCCCAGTTCATAAGCTCGTTGCACACTGGTTAAATACCCTTCAGTATCAACATAAGGAACTGAAATCCTATATTTAATATTCAATCCCATTGCTTGAGGATAATTGTATTTAATAATTACAGAAACCAAATCTCTGGTAATTGTTTCCCCCAGTCCAGCAGCATCATAGCATTGTAACCTGTAATAATCCTCTCGTTTGTCATTGTAATCAAATCCTAAAATCATGGAATTGATTTGTTTGCCGAAATAGTCATCAATAAAATGCTCAAAATGATTTAAATCCAATCCTTGCGGACTAATAACCTCCAAGCCGGCACCTTGTTTTTCATCTCCAATCGGTCTTGGAAAAAGGATTATATTTTGACCATTTGCCATTGCCATTGCTTTGGATACTGCTTCCTCGGACTCTTTATTGCTTTGTTCAAAATAACCAATTCGAAGACCACCGGCACCGAAAATTTGAAAAGCATTTAAAGCCCATTCAAGAACTTGCATTTTCAACCAATATGTCCAATACAAATAATGTCTATAGCCAAAACCCTCAATACCAATAGCTAATAAACTCTCATCCCATGTTGTATCAGTGATAAAATATTTGTGATGTACAACGCAATCTTTATCTTCCGGCATAAACAGTTCTGCCATGCCTCGGTCAGTATAAATTACATCTCTATAACCGGTCGGCATGTGAACTAAATAACCCATTCTGCCATTGTTGCGAAATACTAATTTATCACCAAGAATATTTATCCATTTCCTGACGGCTAATTTTTGCTTTCCTGTGCTATAGTCCCAAGTCCAATCGATAACATTTGCCGTTTTGCCATACCAAGCAGCCAACATAAGATTACGTTTAAATTCTGTCCAAAGCGGTATGTTTTCTATGTCTTGCATTATTTCTTCGCAAATGGCAACTTGTTCAGGATCATTTTCATCATCCGGATATAAACCGTCATTATAAGAAGCCAAACTCATCCATCTTTGAAATAATGGTCCGACAATGCTAATATCATTAAGCATAGCCTTGGCAGTTTGCGGCGAAGTTCGAAGTGATTCATCCAAGTTTCGATACATACCACCTGGGGTAGAAGCGATTGCACGATACACATTGACGTGATAAACGCCTGGAGCAATTGGAGATACTGCCGGATTAGGAGGCATGGGTGGTTGTATTTCCGGCATCGCAATAAATGTAGAATTAGCCGCAGTTTTGTAGGTTAAAGCATTAGTTAAATTATGATCTTTTTGATATTTAACGAATTTGCCCAATCCATTTCTTGGCTTTGTTTTTGCAATTTCAGATTTAGTTGCCACTGCGAATTTCCTCTATTGACAATAAAAATTAAACAAATTATAATTTAATCTTCATGTATTGTGCTGTACTCTAACGTTCTGTGACGTGTTGTGCTGAATAAAAGATTAAGCATCTTTTGTATATATTCAACATGTAGGTGTGGTCTCTAATTTCTCCGCATTTTGTGGAAAGATTGTGGTAATAACGGGTTTTTCATCGGTTGAACAAGCTTAATATTATTACTTACATTACTTTCCCACGGTTTTACGACCGATTTAAGCGTAGTATATGTGATATATCGAATAGTGTCACAAAGATGGTCATTTACCTTTTTTACTTCATCCTTTTCTTCTTTTCCTTCAGCAAAATCCTTCCATTGATATTGTTTAAGTTGTCTAATAGTATCTTTACAATGCGGAAACACATAGAACTTTTTGACAAACATTAAGCTTTTAAGATTATTAATTCCATCTAAAACATTCTTTCTAGCTGCTGTAGTAGTTATTCCCACTTGATTAAGATATCTGATGGAAATAGCGTCTTCATAATCAACAATGACTTTCCAAGTGTGATCGTAGCACTTCATTTTAATCATTTCAGCAAACTTGTCAGGCATAATATCGTGACACTGCATATCATTAACCACATAATAAGTATCTTTTTCCTTAATAACCCATTGAGCAGCAGGATTATGAAAACCAAAATCAATTCCAATGAATTTTTCACCAGTCAATTCTTCTATTTTTTTAGGCGGATTACACAATTCATTTATAAATTCTGGATAGATGGCACCTCTATAGGATGCGAATTCACCAAATTGACGAGTCAGACGAATATCAGGTGGCAGAGAATCAAGATAAGTTCGCTTCCATTCCTCGGATATATGTTGATTTTTCATCGTATCTAAATGATAAAATTTCCATATATCTCTTATTTCTGCTTCATCTCGTCGATCATAAATATCTTGTAAATATGGATCAGGCTCAAGCGGGGTCAAAGAATAAATGAGCATATTGTTATGTCTCCAAGTTCTTAATCTTCCCCAAACTTCTTCTATAATTTCACCAGAACATTGTTCATCCAACCATACCATCCATACATTTGCTGCTTGTAATGCTTTTCTGCCTTGTTCATATGAAAAAAAGTGTAAATTGAAGCTATTACCTTCTTCATCAGGTTTAAGCATGACAATTTCGGGATGTAATAGCGTTTTTCTCCAACGAATATTAAGTATATGTTGCTCAGTTATAAACTTGGATAATGCCTGTAACCAGATATTCCCCACCAAATTTTGCGTCTGTGAACCTATCCAAATAGGTGTATTGGGACCTGGTGCTTTATGATTAAAAATCATTTTAGATAAGAGAAAAGACGCGGTATAGGTTTTTGAGCTACCTGTACCACCTAAGACAATTTTACCACCTTCAAAATAATCCTCTATAAAAGAGGTCATTTGGTCAAAATCAGAATTTTTTCTGGCAGCAAATTGAAAATAAGGAGTCTTAAGATATAATTTAATAAGTTCTAATTCGTCCACTAGTCTCCTTTACTTTTATTTCAGATAAATTCCTTCCAGAAATCTTTACGAAATAAAGACAAAACATCAGTATTAATTTCGCTTGATCCGATAGCGATTGCTTCTCTAATTTCTTTAAATTTAGGAGAATCAAGAGCCTTGGCAATAACTTCAAGGTATTTCGGTTCATCAACGACGCTTCGGGCAAACTCAGTTTGCCCGAAGCGTCCGTCACGATCTATTAAAAATCCTGTTGCCCCGCTTCCAAATATTACTTTTGGTATTCCAAAATGACCCTTATCATTAAACGATGACCATCGAAATTTTGCTACATTTTGTCGATTGACCGAATAAACGCACGGATAACAATTAAATATTGTCTGCTCCTTACTTATTCTCATTATATTACCATGATTATAATTATGGGTATGATAAGCGGAGTTGTGAATGATTTCAACTGTCCTTTCACCTCTTTTGGCAACTAATGAGAGAACCCGCTTAATAATTTTGTTAGGAATAAACTTAGAGTTCCGTAAATCGAATTTATGCTTTAATCCATCCTCATCCACTATTAAAGTATTTCCTTGATTTGGGCGATTACACGCAACGTACCAATCATACCGTGTAGATACGTTAAATACAGATTGCCCATCTTTTTCATTGTGAATTTCTAGGTATAACAAATCATTTTGTTTAAGTCGCTTTGCAACAAATTGAAGTGATTTCTTTGTAATATCATTCTCATTATTTCGCCAGCCAGAAGGATGTACCAAACATAGAAAACCATTATTTTCAATAAGGTCAAGTGATTTTTCAACAAACCTATCCCAAAGTGTATTATTACTTCCTTTATTTCCCGTCCCGGCTTGGTACGGTGGGTTTCCACATAAAATTGAAAATTTACGTTTCATTGAAAACAAGGACCATGCATAAAAATTGATACCTCTATATTCCTCCAAAATTACCTTCCGTACCCCTCAAAATCACCAAAAAATGAGGTACGGAAGGTAGTAAAAACGCAATATTCTGGCTGTTTTTGAGGTTTTTTGCGTCTTTGTACCTTAATGCATATAAAGTACAAGATCAATAAAAGATATAATTTAATAAGTTCTAATTCGTCCACTACTCTCCTTTACACATTCAGGACAAGGACCAACACAATTTTTCGATCCTAATCCATCATAAAATATATCACCAATTCCATAACAATATTCACAAATCTTTTCAGAATTTAATTGATTAACCGTACATTCCCTCTGAAAATCATCAAACCGCTGCATTGGATATTCCGCAGAACCATATTGATTCTTTTCAATCCAATCTTCCCTACTCCGTGTATAATAATGATTCATTCTAATCTTGCTACCGCTATATTGACTCCACGGACCCGTAATCCTCGTGTGCTGTTCATTCACTGTATACATCCCCAAATAATGCGGGTCATTGGGAACTTGTTTCAACTTATCAGGATTAATAATGCTTTTAATATGTGTATTTATGGGAGAATGAGTATGTGTTCGCCATGTATAATGATTTAACTGGGGATATACCTTCTTTTCATAACCGGAACTACCAAAACACAACCAGTTTATTCCCAATGCATCAGCATCTTCATAATCTTTTAATAAATCCGGCAATAATTTATTACAAATGATATATTCATCATTATCAATTAATGCAAGCCATCTGCATACTTCCAGCGATTTAATTATATTAAACCAGCATCCTAACAATCTAACTTGTTCTTGGTGTGATTTTTCTCTTGATTTTTCACCTAATACAATAGCATCCCCTAATTTCTTAATATCGGATCTATCATATCGAGAACACCAGATAACTTTTTCTACACCTAATTTCTTATGATGATGATAAGATTCTATACAATATTCAAAGGGTTCATTCCCAACTGCTATTAATGCATTTAAATAATTCATATTTTCTTATAATTTTAAATTAAATTCACAATCAAATCATATACAAAATGCAGTACTAAACTGCGAATTATTAAATTCATGAATACCAGGATTTAAAACTGGTAGAACTTTAATATAATCTCCAGATTGACCATTTTCCAATGCTAAAGCAAATTCATACGAACAAGTACAACCCAAAATCCCTTTTCCATGTTCATCAGAACCTAAAAGTTGATTCATTTCGCATTCTTGAGCTAATTCTAAAAGACATGGTATTCCGCAACCTAATGCATAAACTCGTGCTAGACCAAGTTTTGTCCAGATTTTATGATCAGTATAGTAGGAAATACCAACTGGAATATTATCCAAATATACTCGTTCAGGATTAGTAGTATATCCATCTTGATTAGTGAAGACGAATCTACCTCTATGGATAGGAAACCAGATAGGAACTTGTAACAAATCGGGAATTGCACCCATTTTATCGATGTGAGTAAGCATGACCTCCATCATATTTTAACCCAATAAATAAATAGCAAACCTTGTATCGTTTGAACTTATTGAATTACCCCTTAAAAATTATTCTTAAACTGTATAGTATTGACCAGATGTATTTCTTTAAATTGAATTTTATTGCTCATAATTTATATTTTTATTTATGCAAGTTGGAAAAGTAGAAATTGAATCGCCCCTCCCGAAACACTACCGGTAGCCATCCAATAAATCAAGCCAATTTGATCACCCGCAGTACAACTAACATAAACATTTAATAATATATTATTCGAATT